TCTTCGAAGTATTGGACTGTTATTGTTTTTCCTATTATCTCCTCTGGATTATTATGGAAGTGTTTTCTTTGCTCAATTGTAAATCCGCTTCCTACTCTTACAATATTGTCTTTATGAATAATAGATACTCCACTTAGCATGTTTTCTTCAACTTCTATTCCTTCGTTAATATATCGAATTGGCCCGAAAAAAGTGTCTTGAACAACATACTCATTATCAAAGAAAGTTTTTACCTTTAAGATATCATTTGACCTTTTACCTTGATAGACAGAATCCTTTCTAAGCATTAGACCCTCCCAACCCTTTTCAGTAGCTTTTTCTGTTAAGTCTTCTAACTCCTTAAAAGATTCAACAGGTGTCTGCTCTAACATTGAGACTTTTTCTGTAATGTTTTGATCTAACAATCTTTTAAGTGCTGTAAGTCTTTGAGAAAACGTGCCTGTTTTAGACAATCCTTTGTTGAATATTTCGTACGGAATGAAGTCAAAAACTTGAAACAGACAATTCTGGATTGTGTGATCTTTTCTTCCAATTTCTTTCATAACACTTTGAAAATCTTCGTTTCCTTCTTTATCAACAATACAAAGCTCACCATCGTAGACCACGTTTTTAACACCCAATGACTTTATCTCTTCCTCGACTTTTGAAAGAGTATGAAATTGTTTTCCTGATCTAGCGTAAGACGAAGTATTTCCATTGCTATCGACAAATATTAAACATCTAACACCATCAAGCTTTCTCGATACAAACCAGTCGCTATTTAAGAAGTCGACTTTCTTCTTTGTTTTATCATCATATTTATTAGCTAAAGCAACATTAAAGGTTGGTATTAAGTCTGGACATGCTTTGTTAATTAGCTTTGTTGAAACTCTGAGCTTTAAGTTTCTATTTAAAATCAATGTTAACATGTTCTTATATTCTGGGTTGTCCAGAATAAACCTGTTTGTTTCTTTAATTGCTCTATGGCCTGTAATACGCTTGTCATTTAAAGAATTAAGCAGATCAAAAATATTATCAAACGTGCTTACGTCTGAGACGAGGTCTTTTCTTTTTTCTAGAAGTTTGTTGGTTATATTAAACTGTATATACGGGTTGTATGTATAATACAATACTTTTCTAATATCTCTTGAAACATGTCTCATTGTTTCAACTTTATCATTAGATGAAGTATTATTGTTCATAGCAATTAAAAAGCTGTTAAATTCTTGAATCAAAATAAGTCCCAAACATAAATTATTATAAAATAAAGAGAAAAAATAATTGTGGTTATAACAATTGAGCTAATAAAAAATAAAGAGCTGTAAACATATGGGTTTGAGTCGTAATAGTCTTTATTAAAGCGAGTGAATGATTTGTAATTATAATAAAATATATATAGACTAATTACACAAAAGAGAACCGATTCAACCATTAAATTCCAGATCAGTTTCAGCTGAAATTGCTAATGCTTCTAAAAAGAGTTTAGAGTTATACGGTATTCTCTTATTTATTCTCTCGCATCTTTCATAGACAGCTTCAACTCTCCTAAGTGCATCTTTCGGAGAAGAAGACTCAAAGACATAATCAACTACTTTTCTTTCGTAGTCGCTCAAACCATTCTTATCAATAGTAACTCTATAACGATTTGATTTTCTCATTTTTACCTCTTAGCTAGCATAAAGTCTTGCAGATGTCTTGGCTTTTTCTTGATTAAGATATGTGCCTACGTAAGTCCAACCATTGGACCAACGATTTTCTGCCTTGTGGTAAAGCTTTGTTTTTCCGTTTTCTGTAACAAGCTTGAATGTTTCGCCATTCTGATTATATAACATATTTGCCTTTTTTATATTTTTATTTCATGTTAATGACGATATCTGGTCTGTCATGTACAAAATTGAGTTTTTGATTAGGAACAACAATCCAACATCTTCTAATTCTTTTAGCTGACGTAGGTTTGTACGCTGCACCATCTGTTAATATTATATAAGCATCAAATTTCTTTTTGTTTTTCTCTGCATGATCTGTTACTGCTTGAAAACAAGTACCACCTGTAAGGTTTCTTTTGAACTTAGGCTTAGAATTCTTTTTCCAAAGAAAAGCAGAGTTTTCATCAACATTGGTATCAAACTTGTACACATAAAAGTCTGTTCTTGCTGATAAGTTGTCAAGCTCTGAATAGAATTTTTCTAGCTCTTTGTTTGTAATCGATCCGCTTTCGTCGACATAAACTGCAATCATAGGTTTATATATTTTCTTGTGTCCTGAATGGACGCCAGGATATTTCTTGTTAAGACGTCTAATAGATGATTGTCGTTCGTCTCTATTAGTAAACCCACAAAATCGTTTAAGAAGGGACTCCCATTTAATCTCCCTAGATATACGACGCATAACTTCAGTCTTAACAAGCGAACTGCATGAACCCCAGTGACGAGAGTTAGCCTCCTCAGCTGCATCCTTTAATATTTCTCTAATTTTAGCCTCAATCATGTCCTGATTTTCTTCAGACATTGATTCCCATCCGTCATGATCATCAAATCCTACCCTTGGACATATTCCTTCATTATCTCCTTTACTAAGGTTTTCTATAGCTTCTTTAGCTTCTGGATCAGACATTAGCTTGTTAAAGTAAAACTCTGACGTTTTGTCTCTAGGAAGGTTTTCAATAACATCAGAAAGCTTTTGAAAGCTTTTGACTTGATCACTAGACATTTGAGACATCACTGCAGGATCAACATGGAGTGGTACTCCCGGAATCAAACCACCTTCTGGAAGTTCGTTTTCCGGGATTGTTGAATTGATTGCAAGATCAGTTCCGTAATTCCAAATTATATGCGGTTCTCTACGGCGGTCTGTTGTGTGTCCAAAAACAAGATGAAGACATTCATGTTTAAGAAGTCCAGTGTTTTGCTTTTGAGTTAACCCAGCCATAAAACTTCTATTCCACCAAAGTGTTAGATCACCATCCACTTCAGAAACGCCTGCTGTTGGAATTGATTCTGTTTCAATCTTGTTTAAAGATCTTAATATTCTACTGTAAAAAGGTTCATTCCATAGAAAATTGACTAGATGCTTAGTTAAATTATAATTATCTATTTTTTCTTGATCAACAGCATTGACTGTAAGGTGCGTGTTGTTTTTATTAGTAGACATATTTATTACCTTATTTGTTTCCAAGAAGGCTTCTGTTACTGTTGACGACTTCAACAATGTAGTCACCTATTTCTCTATGAAAGTTCTGGATCGAATTAACGTTCTTACCCTTTGTAACACAAGACCAAAAGTGAATAACCATTTCCTCAGAAATCATTTTTGCAAGCTTTCCAGCATTTTTTGCTTGCTTGACTGTCCAGTCATTACTTACAGAATGTTCCCCTAGACGTTCAATCAAGGAGTTGATTCTATCATTAGACATTGCTTCTAATCGATCCTTTACATTATCAAAGCTTTGAAGAATTGCTTCAGGCGAAACATCAATCTCATATTTTTTTACAAAGTCAGTAAACTCAACTGAAGTTTCTGATCCTAAAAATCCAACTGCCGTGTTATAAATGTCAATACTGTTTCTATCTTCTAACAGGCTTTTCGACATAAACTTTAAAACTTCATCAAATCTTGCCCATGAAGCAGGAGTTGGGAAAACATTTCCTGGAGTCAATTTTTCCAAGTCTACAAAAAGATGTGTAGATCTAGTCTTAAGAAACTCGATAATGAGAGGATCAATGCTTTTACTCTTAGCCCAACTAATCCAGTCGTCCTTCGAGGGATCTAGGTCTATTGTCCAAAAGCGTCGTAAGAGAGCTGGATCCATTTCATTAACATCATACTCAGCGCCATGATTGATTGCAGCATAAATTCTAGTTTCCGGGTGTAGAGTATAAGGGTTGCCAGATTCATCGTTACCTAAACATCTATCTAAAACAATTTGGAAAAATGCTTGTTGCACTGTTGGTAGACCTCGGTTGAGCTCGTCCAAGAACAATATAACTGGTTCGTTACATGCCCTAACAAACCATGAAGGCATACAAAAAGACATAACACCTTTTTTCTTCATACCTTCAATATCTGGGTAACCAATAACATCACCTTCAGTCATAAGTGCAGTTCGAACATCAAGAAGGGGTAATTCAAAATGATCTGCAATCATGTTAACTAGAGATGATTTACCGACACCAGTACTTGCCCTAACCAGAACTGCATGGTGTGAAGGAAGAGTTTTGACTATGGAGAGAAAGTTTTTGATATTCAATTTAATTTCCTTTGATTTGTTGTTGATTACCTGTTATTATAATATTGGTATAAACTAATTTACACTTCTGCGTTTTACTAGGTTTATAACTTATACTGAATTATGAGAATTATAATGCTGAAGAATATGCATAAAAGATTTTTTAAAGTGAATGGTGTTTGTTGCAGCAACAACCATGTTAGTACTGGGTATATAAGGTAGGACAGGCCAAAAAAAATAAAGCGTGCTGACCATACAGATCCCCCAGAAGCATTGACAAAAAAAGTCCAGGCATAATAATATGCAAACGATATTGGGTAGCTCAAAATAACCAGCAAGTATATCTGCTTGTCTTTAAACCATGGGTCAACAAACTGAAGGTTGTGCTGCGAAAAAGTCATAATTGCTGCGATAATATAAACTAATACTGCTAATAACAATTAGCGAGCTCCAACTCTTGCGACTTCATCAAACCCTCGTTTCTTTAGATCTAAATAAAAAGTCCATCCAGAACCGCCAAATCGATTCTTTACAGTTTCTAATACACGAAGACCTTTAAAGTCTTCATCTTTCTTTTCAATAGAAAGATGAAGCATAGCATCTACCATATGCTTAAGCTTTTGAGATCCTGCCATGCTCCCGCTCTTGTTTACTTGACCGATACAGATAACATTAACATAATGCTCTTTTGCATAGTCAGTTAGTATTTGAAGAGCTCGAACAGCTGACTGACTGTTTGTATGATCTTCTCCATACTTGCCGTCGTTTAAAGTCTGCAGAGAGTCTACAATTAAAAAGAAAGGTTTGCCTGGGAACTTTTTTCTAAGAGAATCACATTGACTAATCAACCTAGGGACATAAGATTCTTGGCCTGCAATAAAGCCGTCTTCAAACTTAAGTCTTTCACATGTAAGCTTAATCTGATAAAGGCTTTCTTCAGCTGTGTTAAACAAACAGGTGTAACCTTGTGCAGTTAATGCATTTGATAAAGCTAGCATTAACGTAGTTTTTCCAGCACCAGGCTCTCCTGTAAATAACGTCATTGTTGAAGGGGTAAATCCTTCTCCACCAAAAGCTGCATCAAGATAATCGATATTACATGGATATCTTTCACGAAGCTGAGCAGGAATCTTGACGTCTAGAATGTTTGTGCCAAAGCTAATGCCTTCGCTTTTAACGTTAAGCTTCATATTTTTTCCTTTGAAATAAATTTAATTGAGTTTGTTGATATGAATTATGTTTTATTATAATATTAATAATTTAAATATTACACTTCAGGAATAGCTCTAATTTGTTTGCCATTAAGCATGCAAACTGTGTTATTAACTAACACAAAAAAACAGTTTTCTCTTACAGACTTCATGAAGTATTCTTTGTCAGATATAATAAGACCCAGATCTACGGTGCCCGAATCATAGACATAGACGACTTGATTAACTTTAAAGTTCCAACGTCTTGTCTTCTGTTTTCTGTTTTCTCCAATCATATAAGTTTTGTTCTTAAGAACTTCCTTCACAGCCTTTTTTCTTGACTTTGACGCAACCTTGATCTTTTTAAGCATATCAGGGTCGTTCTCAGCCATCTTGTTTTTTAAGGCTCTTAACTCTTTTTTTGATAATGGCATAATACCCTCCTAAGTAATATTATATTAATTAAATATATTATATACACTTTCAAGAAGGTTTAATTAGACATACTTTGTATAAATTATATTTGCGTTGATTTCTTTTCCATAAACAGAGTCTAAGCCAGATCTTGTATAAGACATAATAGCATCTGACATGTATCTTTCCAAGACAGACTCTTCGAAAGACATGTTTAATCCTATGACAAGAGACTTTCCATAATTCCATGCCAAGATTTCTTCATTCATAACGTGAACAAAATCTCTTTTTGACTTGACTGTTGATGGTCGATTTTTGTTAAAGCAAACAGCACCAGACTTTCTTATGTTTTTATCAATCAAAGCGTGTCCTGCTTCATGCATTAAAGTAAAAAACCTTTCTCTGTACTTGAGATTCTTGTTGATAAAGATTTTATTAAGTAAAGGATACCAAGCGTCTTCAGCTCCACACTTTTGAATAACTTCAATTGACATAAAGTTTTGTAGATAGTAGTTTAAATTATTGAAATTATTTTTGTATTGTACCATTATTGTCCTTTTGTATTAATATTAAATTGATTGATAGTTTTATTACACGCCAATAAATCTCATAACAATATTTTTCTCTAAAACATTATTGATTTTTCTTCTAGCCTTAATAAAAAGCTTAACATACTTTGTCTTAAAATCGTGTTTTGGTTTACATCTAGGCTTTCTAGAATCGTTATAAAAGCAAATAGCTTTATTGATCGGCTTAAATCTTTTTAAAAGATATTTGACTGCCTTTACTCCATCACTAAAAGTGTCACAAGAAGAAAGCTTTTTGTCCTTACACCAATATATTATTTTTATCTGTAGAGGTCCTACGCAGCCTGAACTGTTTGGCTTGGACTGTGCAGTAAACCTACTTTCAGTCCAAGCTACTGCCAATACAATATCAATTGGAACGTTTTCTTTAATCGCATCTTCTATTAACATCGTACACACTTCAACGTTTTCTGCACTTGGAGTAACATTGTCTGATAAGTCTTTGTAAACCTGAGTACAAAAGCTAGTACTCAATATTGTAGCAATAAATACGCTAATCAAAATGTTTCTGTATGTCTCCCATATTATATGTTATGATATCTTCATCATGGTCAAACTTAACTTTGACAAAGACTCTAGCTTGAGTAGTCCCACCAACAGTCAGTTGATTGTTCTTTACAGAAACAATATCAACAACTGTTCCAATGTTATCCATATTTTGAAAGTGATAGACTCTGTCGCCAATTTTAATCATTATTTATCTCCTATGTTTAATAATACAATTTTTATTATATTAATACACGTGGAGTCTTACAAGTATTTAAATTCTAATTATCCTCTATAGACGGAAACTCGCCGGCTCTATTATGATCGTCGTCGACGATGTAGTATCGATTAACTCCTTTTTGTTGTAATAATTCATTAAATATGTATTCAATGCTTACATGATCCCCACGTCCATGATGATCCCTCAAAGCTTCAGGTAAACTTTTACATGCTCTAATAAATCCAGCTATCTGATCGTCTGGATACTTCTTAGAAATTTCTTGATCTGTAAGCGAGTTCCATGTAGTAACTCCTGCATCATATACACTTTTAACAGTACTTGCTCCTGGAACGTACCCAAGTGCTTGATCTTTTATATGAGGCGCAAGTCGTTGGGCAAGACCTGTTGACATATTAGGATCTTCGCCTGCTTCTCTAATTACTTGCCTAATAGTCTTTCTTAACTGGCTTTCTGTGATTTTCATATTAATCCTTTTTCTTTAAGACATTTCAAAACATCTATAATACTGCAAAGTGATGACTCAATACAAGACGAATCTGTCATTTGAACAATTGGATTAATTACAGAATGTATTTGATCTGGATTAGACATAAAGTGTTGTGAGCATGTATCATAAGTGTCTTTGCAAGGTACTAATTCTCTAGAAGCAGAGCTAAGATCTCTAAATTTATCCAGCGTTTCAGGATAAGCGGCGTGGTACTCAATATGATCAACATATTCTTGTGGAGTAACTCTGCCGTCATTATCTAAGTCAAAGTGATGGAACAAGTCCTGCTGTTCAATAGTGTTATCGTCTTGTACTTTTATGTCACAGCTAGATTTTCCATGACTATGGTCATGCGAATAATCGTCTAGATGAATTCTATTAGCTTGATCTAAAAATTCTCTAATTAATTTTCTTTCATTCATTATAAGAAGCCTTTCAATACAATTAAGTATTATGCATCAAAAGAAAGTTCTTGTTGAATATCATGGGAATCTTTTCTGCTTTTCCCAGTTCTAATGTTATCCATCATCTTTTCTTGAGAATTGACCTGATTAGAAGCAAGATTGCAATTTTCAAGTGCATTCTCGGGAAAAAGCTGTATGTCTTGAATTACAGTAGATAATCTTTGCAGAGTAAAACATGCAATATGTCCAGCGTCTTTAAATATGATTCGTTCTGAAGATGAATGTGAGATGTCTCTTTCAAAGAGTGTTGTACAGTTTTCTACTGCAACACTAAAATATGATTTATAAAGCCTTGTTAGACCGCAAATATTTTCTGTAAGAATTGGATTTTTTTTATGTGGCATAGCACTTGACCCTTTTTGTCCTTTCCTAAAAGGTTCAGACATCTCATTAATACCATCAATACTATACATTCGAATATCAAAAGCAATTTTCTCTACTGAGATTATTATCTTAAGGATACAATAGAAATAGTCTAAAAACCTTTCTCTTGGAATAATTTGTGAGCATATGACAGGATAAAGCCCTAACTCTCTAAGTGCATTGACTTCTCTAGAATAAGGATTTTGTATGTTATTTCCGCTAACACCAGAAAGTTTTCCAATAGAAAGCTTTTGCTTTGTTACACTAATTTGTCTTAAGTTCTGTTTTATAGAATCATTCCATCTTTTAAAAATATCTTTGTATGACTGGACTTCTGCGTTTTTCCCATGCGTCCTTGCCAAAATAGGACGAGTGCTAATGTCAAAAGATATTAGTTTAGACAAAGCCCCAGTTAGCTTTGTGCAGAAATCATTAATTACTTCAAGTGTTTCTAAACATAAAAGAATATTTGAAGTATCTATAACATCAGATGAAGTAAGACCATAGTGAACCCACCTTCCCGCACTATTTGGAATCGATTCCTCTAACATTTGAACAAAAGCTTGCAAATCGTGTCTAGTTAGACTTTCTATCTCTTTCCATCGATCTTTATCTATTGATATGTTGTTAACAATATCATCATGTTCTTCGCTAGTAATTGTATTGTCATTTAATAAGCTATTTAAATGAGCCATTTCCACCTTTAACCAAGTGTTTAGCTTGTTGTCTGTTTTCCAGATATCGTGGATTTCTTGTACTTTGTATCTTGGTATCATTTTTCTCTCTTAATTTAAAATTTTTAAAGTAATGTATAGGGACTTAAATTGCAGCAAGTGTACTGGTTAAATGATAAGTCAATATTAGCTTTCTTGATTCATCCAAACAATCTCACCTCTTTTTGGTCCTGTTGTAAAAGATACCAGATTTACTCCTGTGTTCTTTTTTACTGTTGACAATAATTCTTTAAACCCTTCGTCTTCTAGACAAACGTCGTTTATCTTAGGCAGCTGTAGTGTTTTGTTTTGATAATAGTATTGAGGATTATTAACGCCAGGATGAGACATGACGTCAGTCTTGACAATACAAATATGATCTACACCGTTTTGTCTAACAGCTAGCGAGACCTCATCTAGATCAAGCCAGCCACACTTCCTAGGTCTTCCTGTTGTTGCACCATATTCACAACCAATTTCTGCTAGTATCTTTTCTTGACCGTCAAAGATCTGACTAGGGAAAGATCCACTTCCAACTTTTGTCTTGTACGCCTTTATTACCCCAATGACTTCGTCTATTTGTCTGTGATTTAGACCTGTTGAGTTTAATGCGCCGCCTATTGTTGGTGCTGAAGATGTGACGTCGGGATAGTTGTTAGAGTATATGTTTAGTCCTGTAGCTTGTGCGCCTTCCAGAAGAATGTTTTTGCCTTCTGTATAAAGATTTTGTAGAATGTCTTCGTCTTCTAAAAGGAAAGGCTTTAAATGTTTAACTACATCTGTAATATTCTGTAAATATTTTGCAAAGTCTCTAAAGTCTTTTTTCCATATAGAATTTGGACTAGTATCATTATTTTCTCTTGCAAGAATTTCTTGTAGTTCAAAAAAATTATCTTGCAAAGTCTCAAAAACACGATCAAAGTCAATAAATAAGTCTCTGAAAAGAATAGCGTCTCTTGCATAAAAACTAGAATAAGCAGGCCCGATTCCACGTGCAGTAGTTCCTAACTTCTTTTGATACTTAATTCTGTCTTTTATTTTATGTGTTGGTTCTACAATAGGACAGTATCCTGATATCATCAACTGTGACGGGTGGACATTAAGATTATTAATCTCGCTAAAAAGTTCGACTGGGTCTACTACGCAGCCGCGCGAAATAATGTTTGAGACATTAGGTGTTAAAACGCCTACTGGGAGCATGTGAGTTACAAACTTTTTGCCTGACGCATCATACACAGTATGTCCTGCATTTGCCCCTCCTTGGAACCTTACAACAACATCAGCCCAAGACTGTGTTATATCGTCGACGATTCTTCCTTTACCTTCGTCTCCATGCTGGAGACCTAGAACTATTTTGATTGGCATATTTACTTCCTATTAAAAATATGAGGACTACCTTCAGCGTGTGAAGCTGTTGTTTGCCTGTATGCTATTGATTTTTCTCTAAACTCATTTAAACTTCGTACGCCACTGTAAGACATACCACTTCTTACGTTAGCCATGATTTCGTTTACTATTCTTGAAACAGTTCCTTTGTATGGGACAATAGACGATACTCCTTCGATAGAAGAGTAAGATCCTTTCCAGTCTTTTTGTGCTAGTTTTGAAGCCATACCATTATATCTTTTAACTTTTTTGTTTTTGTCATTAATGATAACTTTACCAGGCGTTTCTTTGGTACCACTTAACATTGATCCGAGCATTACAAAATCTGCGCCTGCAGCTAGTGACTTTACTATATCACCGCTATTCTTGATCCCACCGTCTGCGATAATATACGGCATGCCGCGGCCAGATATATTAGGCTCGCTATCAATCATTTCCTGTCTCGCTCGACTGCATTCAATAACTGCATGTAATGTAGGAACGCCGTGACCCGTCTGGATTCTTGTAGTACAAATGCTTCCACTTCCGACTGAAGTTCTTATTGCGTCTGCACCAAATTTTGCGAGATTCTTGTAAGCATCACCTGTCGCAACGTTTCCGGCGATCACAAACAAGTCTGGGTATTCTGACTTAACAAAATCAATTGCATATTCCATAAGTTTGTGATCACCATGCGCGACATCTATACAGACAATACTCAAATCTTTTTCAACTAAGGCAGATAATCTTTCTTTAAAGTCACCTGAAACTCCTATTGCTGCTGCTCTTGTTGCATTGTTATTGACAAAACCTACTAGTTTTGCCTGATAATCGATTGAATTATATCTATGAATAATCCCAAGCCCACCTTGAACATTCATTGCATTACACATATGTGCTTCTGTAATTGTAGACATTGGGCTACTAATAATAGGTATTTTAAAGTTTATTGTTTTTTTATTGTCATAGTTTGTCATATGAACGCTTGTATCAATTTCAGATCTAGAATTAATATCTGAATGTTGTGGTACAAGAATAATATCATCAAAGCCTATAACGTCTTCATTTATTATTTTCATTTTGTCCTCATTCTGTCTAATTCATTATAGAATAAACAATGCAAATTTATAAAGCTTAGTTTAACAAAAGTCTTTAATGTATTTCTTTAATGCTTTTTCTTTACACTTAGACTCTAACATAATATCAACAGACTTATTACAACTATCAAAAGGCTTATAGTAGTAGTTTGAATGTGCTGCAGCTGATCTTGTGCTTGGATCTTCGAATTCTTTTTTACCATTTGAATGATGGCAAGTAGGACGAATGCCTTTTGGCCAAGAATCATATGCCATATTAAAAGACTCGTCATAAGGAGCATCTTGTGGGCCTAAACCGAAGTGATGTGAATCGAAAACTATCGGGACACCTGTAACCTTGTATATGTTTTCATACAAAAACTTTGAACTAAACATTGCAGGTTTGTCGTCATTTTCTACAGTAAGCCTAGACTGTGCAGATTCTGAAAGTCTGGCAAAGTTTTTGTTAAAGTTATCTGCTGCTAGCTGCAAGTTGCCGCCGCAAGTAGAGCCTAAATGAATATTGATCTTGCTCCAGTGATTTCTGTCCAAGCCCATAAGGTCAAATAATTTAGCGTGAATTTCTAGATCTTTGATGCAGTTTTCTACAACATAGTCTTTTTCTGAAGCAAGACAATTGAATTGGCCAGGATGAAAAGAAACTCTTTGTCCTATTGCTTTTGTATACATACCTGCCATTTTAAGATAGTGACATATTTCTTCGTAATATGGTAAATCGTGAAGCTCGTATTCAGAAGCCCATGGAGTAATTTCTGATGAGATCCGAAAAACCTTGACATTGTTTTTGTAATTCCAGTGAAATATAGGCATCATATCTTTAACATTTTGTAGGACTAGTTTTGATGCATAAGGCAAGCCTTTAGCTTCAAAGGTAGCTTTTCTCATTGTTCTAGAATTAAAAATACCTTTATCGCGCAAAGACATGTTGATACATGCATAACCAAAACGATTCATTGATTTGTCCTTATTATCTTATTTTATATCTATAATATAATAATTAATACTAATTTACACTATCGATTATAAAACAGGATTTATATAACATGAAAAAAAGTATAAGATGGTTATTAACTGAGACTAGGTTTCTAATTTAGAGCCGAAACAAGTTAATTTTATAGATGGAAAGTTAATATGTTATCACTTAACCTCACATTTTAAGTGGGCAAAGTATAACAAAAGAGTTGCTGATCCTCAACTAGACTTAAGTCATAGAAAAGTATTTGGAAGCACTTTAAAAGAGGTCTATAGTTTTTAAACATTTCTCATTAAGATATCTTTTATATAGTATTGTTAATATTTACTATTAAAGCATAAAGGATTACTAAATGTCAAACCACAAAACAATTAAAGCATATGTTGTAGAGGTATTAGAAAAAAACACAAACAACCGGCTATCAGAAGGCCTTAAGTTTCATATAAACGAAAACATACCTATTAGCACAAATATATACAGACCTGGGTCTCAAAAATACTTCAGTCTTTTCAATGAAGCTCGCGTGTTATATAATACAGGAAAAATAGACTTGCATCATGATATAGACAAGATGTATATTAAAGAGCTTGATATAGGTGAATGGGCTGAGTATAGTGGCCAGATGGTTCCTTTAGACTATCCAATGTTAATTGAAGAAAGCTTATACGAAGCAAAATATAAAGGCAAAGAAGTCAAGTTGGGTAAAGCTGGAGTAAGAAGAGTTAAAGGTAAAAAAGGAAAAGCAGAAGTCTTCGTCAGAGATCCTAAAACTAAAAAGATTAAAAGAGTACAGTTTGGATCTGAGATGTCTATGGCTATGGGTTCTTCAGACGAGCACAAGAAAAGAAGAAAGTCTTTTGGTGATAGGCATCAGTGTAGCAAAAAGAAAGATAAGACAAAAGCTGGGTATTGGTCTTGTAGGGCAACAAAGCTTTTTGGTAGAAATATTCCCGGGTGGTGGTAATAAATGTTTCCTTTTAAAGAGGTTTTACTCGAGGAAAAGAGTGATTATCTGTTAGTGCAACGAACATTTAATGGTGATCTAGATGAAGAAGAGTTAGTCTGGCATAGAGACAAAGAAGACAGGGAAGTAATTCTCATAGAAGGAAAAGACTGGTACATACAGTTAGATAACGAGCTGCCTAGATTGCTGTCTAATGATACTTTTTGTAATATTCCTAAATCAACATGGCACAGAATAATCAATAAAAACAGAAGCAAACTAGTTATTAATGTTAGGAAGTACAAATGAAAACAAAAGCAATGTTAAAAGAGTGGAGAGAATTTTTGGCGGAAGGTGACCTAAATAGTGTTAAATATAAAAAAGATCAAAAAGTAAAACACAAAGAATGAAGAAATCTAAAAGCAAGAAATAATTATTATAATTAAGAGGTTATTATGAACAATTTGTTTTTATTAGAAGAGCTTGTCTTTGAAGTTTTATTAGACGAAGCTAAAAAGAAAAAGAGTAAATACCCAAGTCAGTATAAAGCAAAAGGTAAAAGAAAAAAGAAGTTAGACACAGCAACAAAACTTGCAAAGAGTGATAACGAAGCTGATCGACAAAGAGCTTATAAGATGAGGGATAACATGGAAAAATCAGAGAGAAAGAAAAAAACATTTAAAAGTGTCCCAAGACACGATACAAAAAAGTAGAGTATTATTATGAATGATGTGCATCTATTAGAAGAGTTTATCTTTGAAGCTTTATTAGACGAAGCTAAAAAGAAAAAGAGTAAGTCTAAAAAGAAGAAATCACCCTCAGGTGGCTTGTCAGCTGCTACAAAAGAAACACTTAAGAAGAAAGCTGAAAAGCGTGGTTTGACACCAGGCTCTGTATACGCTGAGTATAAAAAAGGTTTAGCAGCTTGGGCAACTAGTGGAAGTCGAAAAGGAATGTCCCAGCACCAGTGGGCGCATGCAAGAGTTAACTCTGCAACTCCTTCAAAGCCGTGGGCAGTCGTTAAAAAGTCTAAAAAGAAAAAAAGCGGGAAAAAGAAATGATATTAGAAAATGCATCTTCAATGCCTATTCTTGGGTACTATGACAACGATATTGTCGAAGTATCAAGAAAGCTAGGTGAAGCGTATAATAAGTCTGTAACTAGTTTAAATCCTCATAAATTTCTAGGTTTTGATTTAGATTTGCCTAGTGACTTAATGGGACTTAGAGGAAGATTAAACAAAGAAGATAGAGTTTTAGAAATACATTATAATAAGAATACTACGCTTATTGTGCCTAGCGTATATTCAAATCTAGTGACAACTAGGAAATATTTTGAAATTTCAGGTGAACAAAATAGTCTATTGGAAGCTTCATCTTTAGACGAGTCAATTCTTTTAAAAGGTAAAGCAGGCGGCAAAAAATCTTTTAAAGCGGGCATGAAAAGTGCAAAAAAGTTTTTTACAAGAGATATTGAAGTAAAAAACCCTAATGACATAAGAGATCTTGCTGAAAATATTACTTCTGATTTAAATAAAATATTGGGTGGAGAAGTTTTAGAAAAGGAGGAGTTTGTTTCCTTTGTAAAAGATTTTATTGAAAATCCTCATAAAGGAAAGTCTATAGACAACTTGTATCAAAAAATGTTTGATTCAGCTATTCAAACAAAAAATGTAGATAAAGTAATTTCTGAAGTGGTGAAAGTTATTGATCAAAGTAGAAATTACAAAGGGTTTATAAAAGGTAGAACTCAAGTATCTAGTCTTAAAAAAGAAATAGCAAGTGCATATGGTGTTAAACCTAGTCAAATTGAAAAAAGATCAAACACTGAATTTCTACCTAAATTAAAAAATGCTGCAAATATTATTGTGCATTTGTTTAAAGCATTAATAAAGTCATTAAAAGCAATAGTCTCTGGAGGATTTTCAGTTAAAATATATTCAGTTGGAGTCGGGTCAACAATTATTTCAATATTTGAGTTCTTCTTTTGGAAGGTTATGACTATGCTTGGTTGGTCTATAGGAATTGAAATAGACAAAGACGAGTTAATTCAAAGGTCAGAAAAAATAGAAGGATTTTTCGCGAGTGCTAAAGACGAGTTAGCTGGGTTATTCAATTTAGCCTTCGAAGGATTTGCTGACGCTTTTGTCTGGATTGTTTCTCGTGCATTCAGTATTCTCAAAGCTTCTACTCAGTGGATTGAAGAGCTTCCTGCTTTAGAATATCTTAAATGGCCTTTTGTAGCTTTTCTTGCGTACACTTGCATTACGCAAATAATCCAAATTTTTAAACACGTTAAGGAAATTAAACACATTAGAACTATTGATAACTTAGAGCTTGCAGGTCAAATGAGTAAAGAAGAGTTAACTAATAACTTTGGGTTTGACAAAATACTTGCGTCTGAAATGATTATGCTTGTAATATCAACTCATATTCAAGGTGCGATAATAAAAAATAAAGGAAACTTTAGTGATGGTGAGTTAAAAAGACTTGAATACTTGTCAGTTCAAATAAACAATACTGGCAAAAAATATTGTGAGGGAGGAATTAAGTTAACAACAAAATACACGAAAAACATAATAAAAGAGTTGATAAGTATTTTTTAAATTATTTTACATCTAGTATCCTTTAATTCCTCTACCATCATATTTCAAAGCAAGAAAATTATCAAGAACCTTATTAATATTAAAGTCCTTAATTGTTTCGTCATCATTTTTTTCTTCGATATACTTTATTAAATATTTAACAAAGGATTCTTCGATGTCATTGTCGACAATTTTTTGTATTTTGTCATCTAAGTCAAAGTTTGACAAGAAGCCTTTCGGCCTTTTACCGTCTGGAATGCTTATTAAGCTCATGACTACGTCCCCTAAATCTCTTGCGCCACCTAGAAAAGGAACAAATCCCACAGCAGACTTCGCTACACCTTTTCCTTTCTTAAGACCTATAAAGTTCTTCAACTGCTTTTTTAATTTTCCCCAAGTCATTTGTTGATCTTCTTCTTCTAAAATCAATTTAATGTATTCTTCTATTAATAACATTTCAAACCTCATAGTTAATGAGTATAAATATTATTTAAAAGGATTAATATGAAGCCTTATTATTATAAAGCAAAAGTTATATCTGTTTATGATGGCGACACGATTACTTGTGTAATAGATTTAGGCTTTTCGCTTTCAGCAAAAATAAAAGTTAGACTCTTAGGGATTGATACACCTGAAATTAGAACTAAAGATTTAGTTGAAAAGGAAAAGGGCTACGTTACAAGAGACTGGTTGAGAGATAAGATTCTTGATAAAGATATTCTTCTTCACACAAAAGAAAAAGGAAAGTTTGGTAGGTGGCTTGGTTTGATCTGGACTTTGGACGAAGATAAACCTGACTTTGAAAATTCATATAATGGTCAACTAATAAAAGAAAACTTGGCAAAAGAATATCGGGGAGGAAAAAGATGAAATATAGTTTAAAAGATCAATATAGAGAATTATTAAGTGAAACTAATTTTTTTGACTTCTATGAAGATAATAGTGACTTGTACTATGACGAAGATGTTGAAGAAGATTTAAACGATAAGAAAAGAATACAAATATTTCCAACATATGATGCAATTGCTAAAAATTCTAATTTAACAGGAAAACGTTTTATTTATAAAATTGACAACTCTGACTTGAGTCGACTAGGAAATCCCGGAAAAATTAGCATAGAATTTGATCAAGTCATTGAGTTTGGACGACTTGATAAAATTCAGACAAGCTTAAAAGGTGAGTACAGTGTTTTATCAAGTAAAACTTCATCAACAACGTCTATTTTAACAATCGCATTCAAGAGTTTTTTTCAAGCTTTTGAAGCTATTTATTTAAACAGGGCGCTAACAACTTCTAGTGATTCAATTTCATTTAGAGATGAAAATACTAAAAATAAAATAAAGGATTTGTACAAAAAGACAATAAAGGACTTTCCTAGCAAAATTAAAAAGAGTGATTCACAAATAAACCGTAGAAATGCAACATACGCTCTTTTAAAAAGTAAATACAATTCTATAGATAATGTGTTAGGTAATAAAATAGAATATATTGAAAATAATCAAGAAGACTTTTTCTTTTTAAATAGTGGTAGAGAAAGCTTTTTTGATGTCTTGTACAAATTTTTACTAGATAAAAATGATATTGTCTTTAGTTACGAAGTAGAAAATATAAGTAATGAAGACTTTTCAAATGTTAAAAAGAAAGAGCTAAGCAGTCTAATATTACAGTACTATACACACGAAAATCTAATATCGATAATAGAATACTTAGACGATATAAAAGTTCGTCAAAAAGTATCAAATGTTGAAGAAGTTATAAAAATATTAAATAGCAGTCAATTCGCTAAAAAAACACTTGCTTTTAATAATGCGAACAGAATCGGTCCTGGAGAGTTTATTTGTCATTTGCTTTTTGATACAAAAAATGCTTTACTTGACGTAGAACCAGACGTTATTTTTTCTTTTGACAAAGGAAAGGCATCAGTTAAATCTTTTAGGTCAAAAGAAGCGCAGACTGGAACCAACATGAAAAAAGAGCTAAAGGGTGCTCTTAATGATTTTTACAATCTAATATTAAAAACCGAAAAAACAAGCAAAGTATCTATAGGTTCATGGAGTTCAAAAAAGTATCCTTTTAATGATCTTAACAATTATATAAAACAAAACGATATTAATATTGAAAAACACAATGAAAGCCCGTTTACAGAAATTGTATTAAAAGCTTTTTTTAATAAAAAAATAGAAAATGATGAAATAATTAATGCAAGTGATTCTGAGTGTGTTGATGCTAAAAAAGAAATTAAAAAGTCGTGGAATAAAGTAAAGCTTAATACAATATTTGAGCACGAAGCTGACATCATAGTGTGCGTAAATGAAAAAAGTTACCCTAATGATCCTTTTTATGTTTTTAAAAAAGATAGAATAGATATAAACAACGACAGTGGAACAGATGAATTAGATAGAGTGACCTTGTCAAGCGCAGCAAATAATAGAGTTAACTTTAGAATAGATAAAGATAAAAAATCAAAAAAAGATGACACAGTAACGGGAATTATCAGAGCCATAACAGAAGGTTCAAGCATCAACAAAAAAGAAAATAATGTAATCACAGAAGGTGGCAAGGCTGGTCACATGATGCATCCTTATGAGAATCTTCACATGAAGATATCTGATATGAAGAGGATGATAGAAGACTTTCAAAATGATTTTGAGATATCTGAAAAGGTTGATGGTGCAAATCTATTTTTTACAATTGACCCGCAGCAAGGAAAGATTCTTTTCTCTCGAAACAAGTCAGACATGAGTCATGAAGAAACTCTAGAGAAGTTTGGTCCTGATCATCCAGCACATGTGCTATTTACAGATGGTGCAAATGCAATATTTAACTCTGTAAAGAATTCTTTAAGTAAGCAAGACATTCAGAGAGTCTTTGGGCAGAGTCCAGAGGGAGGCAAGACTTACATTAACTTTGAGATCATGCATCCTCAAAAGCCTAATCAAATAAAATATGACATGAAGTATATTGTATTTCATGCTATAGTTGATTATGACATTAATGGAAACGTTGTTGAATCTTCGCCAGATGACGAAAGATTAGTACACCTATTAAATCAATTGCAGCCGAGCTTTAATGTAGAAAACAACGACTTTAGTCTAGGATCGAATCTAAAGATTAAGTTAAATAACTTGTCACAATCAGATGTTGATGAGTTACTTGATGAGTTAAATAGCATTACATCTTCTCTTGGTCTAAGTGATGACATGACAATCTCAGATGCTGTTAAGAGTGAAATTAGATCTTTACTTGATAGAGAAAACATTACAGAGCTTTTACCAGAAGACAAGATCGAGATGGTTTACGATTTCATTACAAACGAGTCTACAGAAATAAAAGGCACAGCAATTAAAAAAGGACTCGATAGAGAATTGCAAAAGACTTTAACATCTTTAGGTCTAACAAGCAAAGCTAAAGCACACAAGATAATAAAGCAAGTAATTCAAGAGTTTAGACCTTTGTTTATTCTTTTAGGAATTAAACTACTTGACAATGTTCAAAGTAGATACATGTCATCAGATGCTAGCAATAAAAACGTCGACGAGCTAAGAAGACTACTTGATGCAGCAATGGAAGATTACGACAACATTATGCAAGCTGGAGATTTAGGTGATTCAGAAAGCAAGATCTTTAAGTCCTTAACTCCACATATTGCAAATGTTAGACATCATGGTGTTGAAAGAGTTGTATCTTCTCCTGTTGAAGGTGGTGTATTTATTGGCAAAGACGGAAACACTTACAAGGTAACAGGAGGATTTGCACCCCTCAATCAAATACTAGGCACGGCAATGAGAAGTTTAGATCATATGCCTACATTCAAAAAAGAGTTTGTTGCTCAAGAAAGAGGAAACTAATATCAGTTACCTTTAAGAGTATTGAATATTTCATCTTTTTGACTATCACTCAATTCAGAAGGTAAACCTGATTTAAATTCATCGACATTATCTTTAGCAATGTGTTGACGCATAAGTGTGCCACTTATTGCCATAGTATCTTCACCTCTAGACATTGTTTCAATATTTACTCTGTCAATCATGTCTTGAAAATATTTTTCATTATATCTTCCTGCATCTTCTTCACCTGTATAGACTGCGTAGTGTTTATCTAGATTTTCTTCCCGTAAGCCTTCCTCTAATTTAACATATACATTCCTTACAGGCGAGCCTCCGTATTCACAAGAAACATTCGAAGGAAGAATGTCTTCTAAAATATTATCCCATATAGACTTCATGTCAGCACCTAAAATTGGGTGTTCTCCTTTTTTCTTTCTATCTGATGTAGAAACATAGACAATTACGTCTTCACATTCTTCAGAAGCTTTTCTTACCAGCGTCATATGACCTTCATGAAAAGGCTTTGCTGACATTGGAACAAGTCCAACACTAAATTTTTTATCACTAGAAGACTCGTTTAAAAATCTTCTCCAGTTTTCAACTAAAAGTTTTGTTTTCATAGTAAACCCATGTCTTTCAAATATTGTTTTGTCCACTCCCGGTCTTCATGCCAGGTTGTTTTTCCGTCCTTGTCGAATTCTTTATCATTAAAAGGCATATAGGATTCATCAGGATGGCTACCGCTCAAGCTTTTTCTCTTCTTTGATAATTCACATATAACAGCAAAATATATCACGTCAGATAAAATCTGGTAATTATTTCGAGACATTTACATCATTGCTTTCTTTGTAAGAAGCTTAAGGTCTTCTTCTCCTATATTGTTGTCAATACAAGATTTTGCAATTTTGGAGCTTAAGTAATCTGTAATAGATGAAAGTTCGGCACTACTTCTTGCTAGTTTATAATGACACCACTGCGGCAAGTCATCGTTGTCTTGAAGTAAACTATATAAATTATACATGTCTTTTGCCATTGTAAGAAGTGTTGTCTTCATCATCTTTCCTTCTCCAGCATCAGACTTTTCTTTACCATAATCTAAATTTCTTTCGTTCATAATTATTTTCCTTAATCGTATTATAATAATTATGAAGCAAGAATAGATTTAGATTATTCTCCACATGGTGGGATAAAACATTCAGACTGAGGTAGTTGAGTTTGCATTGCATCCTCACAAGAGATGTCGACTGATAGTTCTGGCGCCCATGCCCAAGTGTTCATCATTAGATAACCAGCGTGACTCGGAAAACCATTTATGTCGTATGCAATAATCTCTGATATTTTGGCGTATCTTGTTGTTTGTCTAAAGAACACCCCAAACCTTCCTCGAGGTATATATCCACTATAACTAAATGTTGTGCTGCTAGAAGAAGAGTCGACTATAGTTTCAGCGATACTTTGTGTGTTACCTTCGGTAATAACCTTACCACTTGATCTACTTGCTGACATGTTCCATACACGTCCAGATGATGACGAAGTTGAATCAGAAACAACGTTAGTTGTGCTACTCGATAAAACATATGAACCGGTTAAAGAGTGACTTCTGGATTCATTTTGTACACTTCCAAAAGATCTTTCGTTTTGAGACGTTCCACTAGTTGTATATCCTCTGCTATTTGTATTAGAATTTGAGTTTGTGTTTGAAGAAGAGTTGTTCCACGAAGAATTGACACCAGCTGTTACCTCAACTTTACCGCTAGCTTTTGCTAAAAATGGAATTGATCCTTCACCACTAAAACCAGTTGTAACAGATCCGTCAACGCCTGTAGTTGTGCCATCTATGTTCGACTGCACATTACCCTGTGTATTTGAATCAACTATATTCCAAGACCAAGTCTCGCCATCAGAAGAACTATAGTTTATGTTACTAGCGTTAGACGCAGTACTGCCGACTGTGTAAGAATCACTCTGTGTTTCAGAATTAGAAAGCGAAGAAGATGATACAGTCCCTTGTGTTTCAGAAACATTAATTCCTTCAGAATCTGTTTTGCTTAAAGTGGAAGACATACTGTCAGACCAACTATTACTTACGTTGACTGATACGCTGTTTTGTCTAGTTTCAGACAAACTTTCAGAATACTGGACACTATTCCCTATAGAGCCAGGTATACAACCAGTTACTGGGATAGGCTCGTAAACTTCAGCTATTTCACTTTCTCCTGTATGTTTTATCTCAAGAGGCCTAACTACTTTAACAGGCAAGACGTTTTTTATTGTAATGTTATCTTCACTAACTGCAGTAACTTCAATCAAAGCAACATAAAATGACAAGTTATCTGGGACAGTTTCAAAGATAATATTGTCTACATAGTCTATGTTTGTTAGTGTTTCATATTCATTGACAACTTCATATGAAAGCTTTGGTGTTATAATTTTATAAGTAAATGATTTAGATATTAATTTATGCGTTTCTATAGATATAGTTTGTGGTATATTACCAACAACATTTCCGGATAAATAATCGCATTCTTCCACACCACATAAACTCTTTATAATTATTGAAGGTGAAGTCTCTATAGATATTTCTTGTGTATCATCACCTAATGATACTAATAACTTGTATTGATTAAAACGAGAAGTATTAAGAAGACTAAATCTTGTCAAGACAAGTCTGTCCTTTTCTACAATTGGAACATAACTTCTTATAATGTTATCTTGGTCATCTACTAATTTAACCAAATATTTATTCTTTGTGTCTAGGTCGTCAGAAAAATATATCGATATATTTTCACCTGATGCTACGTTTTTATTTTTTATATAAAAATTTTCTTTATCTTTTACTAAGTTTTCTGCGCAGCTAAATAACATACATAACATAAAGAAACATATAGAATTAAAGACTCCAGTCAACAGTAGATTCCTTTTCAGCTTTGTGTATACTTTCAAGTTCTTTATAAATACTTCCTAAATAGTCTTTTAATGCCAAAGACAATTCTTTTTTATGTTTTTCTTTTTTAATATTGTTATTTTTTGCTATTACATTAATCACACTATTAGCAGCTCTCTTTATTTGAGGTGCGCCACTAAAAACTTCCCGCTTAGTATAATTTGACATAGTCAATAATGCGCTGCTTATTTTTCTTCTAGGCTTGTTTACATCCGCTCTTGCAATACTACTGTTTGCTGTGACTTCCTTTATTTTTCTTTTAGCACTAGATATCTTAGCTTTTCCAGGAATAGCGTCATGTAGAGACTTAACAAATTTAACAATAGAATCTAGGTTCTTAAGGTCTTCAGAAAAAGCGCTTATTTTATCATTAAAACCATTTCTATCTACAGCCCGGTCTAAAAGATCAGACATACCACCTTCACTATTTTTAGAAGATTTTTTTTCAAACGTAGCTAGACCTCTTTTTTGAATGTATGTGGTTATGTGTGACAGCTTGTTTAGAAATAAAGCTATATGTTCGTCGTCTTCATTTTTCTTAGAACTCACAATATAAGATTTAATTATTTTATTGTACTTATTTGCGCCTTTTTTTCTAAAAAAGTCTATAACTCCTTCACCAAGCAAGTCTTCTTTTGACTCATAAGCTATATTTGCTTTTTGCAATGCACACCATTTCATCACAATATCAGACTGTATGTCTGTTAAACAATGTTCAATTACTAGCTTAGAAGTTGTCAAATTGCAACAAATATCTTTTTCTTTTTCTGATAGTGGTTGTGGAGGTCTTGAAAGAGACTTAGCTATAATCAGAGTAATATCGTCTTTTTTTGCCATAATAGTTTTTTCCTTTTTTATACTTACATAATTCTTCGTAAATATAACTATTATGTGACATATTAGATTTTAAAGCTTTTTCAACTTTTCTAATTGTTATTTTTTTTGTCTGCCTAACTATTTTAAAGAAATCTATTTCGCTATCAACAACTATCAATTTTTTTCAACCTTTTTTTTGGTTCTTCTTTTTCTTTTAGGCTTATCTATTTTTTCAAGCACTTTATCGACGATATCATCTTTTTCTGTTTCAACAGGTATTGCTTTTCCTTTTTCAGAAAAATTTACACTGTCTGCCTTGTTTTTGACTTCATTAAAGTATGTAATACTAGGTGGGTTAACACTTTTACTTCTCATTAAATCAGAAAAATTTTCGTATGTTTCGTTTTTATTTGCAATAAGATAAACAAGAAGATTAAAATTTCTTTTTGTACAAAATAAATTATAGTTTATTAGATATCTATCTTTCATTTTTTTTCCTTAAACAGTCAACAACTGACTCTTGTAATTCTGGAGATTTTGCAATATTAAATATTTCTTCAGAAGTATACTTTAAGTCATAAGCTCCTGAAATGTTTTTTACTACTTTGACAAAAGATCTATTTAGAATATTTCTTACTGTAGAATGATTCATCTTTTCACCAGAATCAGTCATGTTTCTTGCAATATCATGCAAACTCATTCCTACACCGTCAACTCTTACATTTTTCTTAGTCATTTAAATACTCCATCATTTCATTTGTAACTGGAAATTTTTCTACGTTGCTTTCATCTTCTGAAATGCCAAATCGTAATCGCAAAATCTTTTCTTCTTTGGGTGTTAAAAGAGAAAGACTCTCTCTAACTAGCTTTATTAATTCTTTTGAAAGATAAACTTTTTCTGGGTTTGCGTAAGTGCTTTTGTCTTCAAAAGAGTCTTTGAGAGTGGTTCCTGTTGTTGGGTTTTCTTTGTCAAGATAAGTTGCATGACCGTTTGCCTTTAGTGTATAATTGATTTTTCTTGGGTTTTCACCAATTTCTAAAGCAATTTCTTCAATAGAAGGCTGTCGATCTAACTCTCCTGCTAGTTTAACTGCTGCTTTCTTTATTTTTGCATTTAATAGTCTAGAGTGTGCCGGAACTTTTATGTCTGTAAGTGTTTCGTTTATATGTTTAAGTGCTGCTTCTCTTATCCACCATGTAGCATAAGTGCTAAACTTGTTACCACGTTCTGGATCAAAACGATCAACTGCAACGATTAAACCAATGAAACTGTCTTGTAGAAGATCACTGAAGTTTATGTTTGGTCTTCTATATTTAAGAGCTATTTTGTTAACCAATCTATAGTTGGATTGAATTAACTTAATTCTTGCTTCTTGATCGCCTGACTGAGCTTTTTTAGCTAAGTTGTATTCTTGCTTCCTGGTTAAGAGAGGGTTGTTTTTAATAATTTCTGAGTATTTATTATTAATGTTAATCAAGATAGTCCTTTTAAATGCCTTTTATATTATAATAATTAAAGATCAATCTCTATTACACGCTTAGGTTCAACTTTCTTTTTAACTTTCTTGATTTCATAATAAATGTCTTCAACTGGGAGTTGTAGTTGTGGTCTTTCAAATTCTTTCTGCCTGGATTCTTCGATGGATTTTGTCAAAATTTGATGTAGTGTTTTCAAGTCACACATAGCAATGTCCTTTCTAAAGATATTAATACATATCTTCAGCTAACTGCACTAATTGAACTCCTTGATCATAACTCTGAGAATTTAATATTACACAACCTACTGATAAAAGGGAATTGCTTACACTCACTGCATTTGATATTGCTGTAGATGTTACCTTTTGCGGGTCAATAATTCCTCTATCTATCATGTTTGTAAATTCTTCGCTTCTAACGTCATAACCACTTTCCCAGTCATCAGCATCGTTTTGTTTAAGCAGTGTGATAATATAGTCGACTGAGAGGTCTGCGTTTTTCAGTATCTGTCTTAACGGAGACAAGCAACTGTCAGCAACAATTTTCCTTACAGTATTAGAGAGGAGTGATTCTCCTGCAAAGTCTTCTTTGAGAAGTTGCAACCCTGCTTTAGCTAGAGCAGTGCCGCCACCAGGCAAAAAGCCACTTTCAATTGCAGCCTTTGTTGCATGGAGTGCATCATCAATACGATCAACTAATTCAAGAAGCTCAGACTCTGTATGCGCGCCAATTGATAAAACTGCTACAACACCTTTATTAATAATAAGGCGCTGCTTGTAGAATGCTTCTTCTTCTTTGGAAATGTCCTTGTCATTAAGGTTTGACTCAATCTCTTTAATTAAATCATCTGATTCAGATGATTCACTACATTCAACAAAGAGAGTAGTGTTATGAGTTGTTTCGGCTTTCTTACAAGTGCCTAAATCAGAAAGTACTAAGTCACTCATTTCTTTTTCGTCTAAGTCATAAAACACCTTTGTCCCTAATGCTCGAGCAAGGTCAGAAAGAATAGTGGCTCTTTTTTCACCATAAAAAGGCGACCTTACTGCACAAATTGCCAATAATCCTTTTGAGACATTTGCTATTAGAGCTTGAATTACCTCTTGATCATAGTCATTAGCAATAATAAAAAGTGGTTTAGTACTCTGGTGACACTTTTCTAGTAAAGGCAAGATCTGTGTTAAAGAGTTTAACTTACAAGAAAGTATTAGGACTAGCGGGTCTTCTAAAATAGTCTTTGATTTTTCTTGATCTGTAATGAAGTAAGGTGATATGTAACCTCTATCAATCTTGACGCCACGAACAAGTTTAAGTTCGGTACTTGTTGTCTTTGACTTTTCGACTGTAACTAAACCTGACGTACCTACTTCAGACATAGCATTGGCAATTAGGTCGCCAATGTAATCATCACCATTTGCTGAGACTGTAGCAACTTGTTTTATCTCGTCGTTCGATGAAACTTGTATTGCCTTTTCCTCAAGAAGATTCTTAATCTTATCAACATACTCATTCATCAAGACAGTAACTTCTGAAGGTGTGCCAATGCCTGATCTTAAAGCTTGTGAAGCCTTAAAATAGAATTCCTTTGCTAAAACAGTTGAAGTTGTACTACCATCACCAGCTACAGTTGCAGTATTTTCGCTAGCTTGCTTTAAAAGCTTAGCACCTAAATCTTCTACTCTATTTTCAAGAACTATACTTTTAGCAACAGTTGCGCCGTCCTTTGTCAGGTGAGGAGGTTCATTTTGCTTTTCAATTAAAACTAGCTTTCCTCGAGGACCCATTGTAATTGATACTGCATCACATAGCTTCTTGACACCTGACTTGAGAAGATTTTGAGCCTCTGCGTCGAAATGAATTAGATTTGACATTAAGTTTATTTACCCTTTTAACAGTGTTTTGTTTGTCTCATTGAGACGATTTTCTTGTGTTAACGTAGAAATTTCTGTGCTATTCATTGTCCTCTTGACATTTGTTAAGACGTCTTTAGCATAAAAGAGATCTCCGGTTTGAATAACAACTTCGCTCTCTGAAATTAGAGAATTATTGCGTAGCTGTTTCTGGATACTTGGGTCTAATACGGTTTCAATTGACATTTTAAATGTTCCTTTCTAAATTTTCAAACGTTTTAATATATTTATTCCACGACTTTTCTTTACCTATTATAGATGAAAATCCCATGTTGGTAAATTCATTTTTAACATCTTTCCAGTCCCAATGAGCAATTGAAGCCTCGTTAGAGTATAGTTCTAATGCATCAAGATCAGGAGTCATATCATGAAATCTAATCATGAAACAGTTTTTATCAAACTTTTCTTTGTTTTCTTTGACAGACATAAATTCATTAAATCTATCCTTTGAAGACAGAATCTTTACTGCAGTTTTATTGCCAATGCCTTTAAAGCCTTCAATGTTGTCGGACTTATCACCCACTAGAGCTTTCCACAAAACATAGTCGTATTCTGTGGCATTGAAAAACTCTTTCTTGATGGGACTATAAACCTTTGTTGTTTCATTAATACTTTGGATAAAATCTGTGTCTGAAGATATTATTGTGACGCTATCTTCTGCATGAACTGTGTTTGCTAAATGATTGATGACGTCATCACATTCATAGTCATTGTGACGTGCAACTACAAAAGGAAAGTAGTCGTTTACCATTCTAATTATTGTTCTTCGTTGCTCGTTGAAATTATCATCGTTATGATAAACTCTTTGTCCTTTATAATCACTAGAAACTTCCAGTCTAAGTTTTGGTCGACCCTCTAGGACAAAATAACAAACATCAGGATTGAATTTTTCTACAAGTGGCCTAATGCTTCTAAAGAAATTAAAAATAGTAGAATATTCGCCTATTGACATCCTAGCGTGTCGAGCTCGATAAATTAAATTATAACCATCTAAAAGAAGTACGTTCTTCATTTATTTCCTAGATATCAAGTTTTAAATTTTCAATAGAACTTGCACTTATTGTTGCTTTAGTCCCGTCTCCTAAGTCTATTTTAATTTTTTCGTCCTCATTATTACACACAAGGTCATCTATATTTTCTTTAACTAATTCTTCTTCTTCTTCTTTTTTTTCTTCCAAGAAGAACTTTTCTTCTAGTACTAGTGCTTTAAGAGATATATCTTCTATAGCTCTCTTAGCATTATCAATTAAATAACTAGATGCTTCTTCAATATCATCAAAAAAATTATCAAATTTTTCTAAATCTATAATTTCATTTTTCATGTTTGGCAAAATAACTTTATAAGAAGTTTTCTCGAAGTTAAGTTTTTTTATGGTTATTTCTTCTACAACTCTAACAGGTATTATAATCTTCTTTTTTTCTAAGATACAGTATAATATTTGTCCAACGCTATTCATATATCTCTCCTTTATTTTTATTATAGGAGGCCATTTTATAATTTACATAAACTTTTTTAAATAAATAGTATCTCTTACTTTTTTATATGTTTCTTCGTCTAAATGTTCTTTAAGAAAATCACTATTATAATAGCTCTGAATCACAACATCCTTAACAGTCTCTGTATCACTTCCTTCGACCAAGTCTTCACTGTCAAATACTGAGGCTATGAACAAGACGCCAGGCGTACTTTCCCCTTTATCAATTTGCATAAAAGGAAAACCGCTAGTTAAACCTTCATGTGTCTCTTCATAATAAATGCTAGGTTGTTTTATTGTTTTCATCTTCTTTACTGTCCTCCAAATCTTTAACAATATTATTTATTTTAATAATCACTTCAGGTATCTTAACTTTAGAATTTTTATTGTAAATCTTGTTAACTCCTGATTTTAATTTTGTAAAATCATCATCTTTTGAGTTAGAATATTCGTTAATAGAATCAATGTAATCCTTTACTTTATTATTTATGTATATATTTTCATTGTCTATAGACTTAATAGATCCTAGTATGAATAATGCAACGCCTGCTTTGTTTTTCTCTTCTAATTTAATAAAAACATCATCAATAAATTGATTTATTTTTTGAGACGATTCCTTTTCAATCTTAATTTCAGAAAGTTTTTTAATTTCTGACTTTATTTTCTGTTCTTTAATTTCTCCTGTGTTAATAAAATTATTTGCAAGAGTAAATATTGTATGGTCGCATATTAAAACTTCCAATACAGTGCTATAAATTTTGACGTCGTCTTTAGTTGACTTTTCTTCTATTGAAGGATCACTAAATACTGACTTTACAACCTTATCTTGATAATCTATTACATCAGCTATAGCTGCTATAACAGAAAGCTTCTGGTCTTTTGTGTACACACTTGTTTTTTTAAATTTCTTTTCACTTATTATAATCCTTGATTTTTGAAATTTAAAAGACTCGTTGCTTCTATTTTTAATATTATTAAAATATCCATATATTGCACTTCTCATCTGATTTCCGTTAGCGTATTCGTCTGATGCTAGGTCAACTAATTCTTGAGCGCGGGGAGTGTCACGATCATATATGACATCATCTAAGACTTCTACAGACTCTTGCCCAAAATTTATTCTAAAGTCTTTTCTGATTTGAGCTATAACGCTATTTTTTATTTCTTCTTCAGATAATTCTAAACCCATTTCTTTAATGTTTAATGACTTTTTAATGGCACTTTCATAAACATCGTATACACTAGAAAAAATGTCACCAACAATTAAGTTTTGTGATTGATCTTGCAAGTAATTGTAAAGCCCACCAGCATTGTCTACTTGACTTCGAAGATGATCTGTTATTGCAAAAATAGGTGCAGAGTATGCAAAAGCCTTGCTTGACATTGAGTTTTTACCTAAATCATCAACAGTTTTATCTAGGCTTCTCATTGCACGTCTTACTCTACTACTATAATTTTTGTTTGCTTGATTTATATTTGCTGTAATTTGCTTGATGCTTAAAGATCTAAAACTAAAGACTACACCTAATGCCAACTTTACAGATGCTGAAGCCATCTTAGTTAGCTGATTTATCGCGCTAGCAGTATCTTCTACACCAGTTGATTTTATTATTTGATCTATACCGATTTCAACTTCATTTAATTTAGTTTTATCGTTTTCTATTTTAAGTCTATATTTCTTCATAATGAGTATTTTCTTTCTTTAATTCAAGTGAGACTCCAAGTTTATCATGACAATACTTTAAAAGATCTATTTCAAATTCATTAAGGGTATGTTTTTTTGATCTAGGGTGACGTGTAGAAAAGTTTTTTCTTATTTTTGGATGTGTATGACGCAAAAGATACTTTTTAACAACCAACCAGTCATCATCATGATAGAACTCAATTAATTCTTCTATTAACTCTAATATTTTTTCTATATGATACTCTGGTATATCACTAAAATACTCAGACATTAAAATACTCCTGGTAATAAAGGATAACTATTATCATTGATAGACAAAGTTTTTGTTGTAGTATAACTTATTTTATCTTCTAATAACTTTTTGCCCGTAATTTTTATCAAGTACTTACCATCGTTAAACACAACACCTTCAGACGCTACGAGACTTAATTCTTTTTTAATAAATTCTCCTAGTTCAACACATAAAAACAAGACTATTATATCTTTTTTCTCTTTCTCACTTAAATGAACGCCTTTTACCTGTTTTGAAACAATTGCATTTCTTGTATGTTTGTTTATATTTTTATTTTTATTGAAACAGACATTAACGTCGACAATGTGCGCAACATCTATTGTAACTTTAGATGATCCTTCTTTTAAGTCTAAAGTAAAAGATTTGTCTTTTATTTGTTTCTTAAACTTATTATAAAGATCATGATAGCTTTTATCTAGTTTTACTTTTTTCTGCTCTTTAAAATATTTGTATGTAGAAGATATCTCATGCAAAACAGTATCAGAGTCGTCTATCAACAACGAGCAAGAATTAACTTTTAACTCCGCGCCTTTTCTTTTCTTTGTTTTCGGTCTTTGATATACACCTATTGGATATATCTCTTCTTGTGATAAATACTCAAAAGCTATAAACTTAGTTGTATTTTTATCTAGACGAATTTGTCTAGTTAACTCTTCAAACAATGAGTTGTCTTTTAAAGCTGCAAGTATTGTTTTTGAAGCTTCATATAAAGGATTGTTATATTTAACAAATCTATCAATATTGTTCAATTCAACTCCCTCTATGTC